AGCGGGTCATGTGTAATCATGGATTTTTCCTCGCGCCGTCCGTGGCGCACGATTAAACGCGACGCAGGCTGATATGCTCGCGCTTTGCCATCTGGCGGATAGATTCGTGTGAGCGGTTTAACTGGCGGGCGATGACTTTAGGGTGGACGGTGCCGGCCAGTGATTTGATGAGACTTAACTCTTTAGTGGTCCAGTTGCGGCCAAGAGTCTGCTGATTGCCACGGCGCTTTTTAAATGGCTCGCTCATGGCGGCTACCTGATTAACAGCGATGGTTTGCCGGTCTTCAGTGTCGCGCCAGGAACATCCTTGCCACCCTCCAACAGATGCTTGATAGCCATTTTGTCCGGCTTAATCACCGTGTCGTATTCGACGTATTCAGGCGGAAGGAGGGCGCTGTCGGTTATCTCTACTGAACGACAAGGCGCGCGGACTGTTACCTGGTGAATACCCGCGCGGATTGATTTTTTACCGGCAGTTTCGAGTGACGTAGCGATGTAGGTGCGGATACTGGAAACCTTGTTTTCGATACTCACTGCGCGCTCGGTCAGGTTCTTTGCCTCATCCCTGAGGCGCTCCGCATACGTCGATTCGTTTTTGCAGATGGCAAGCAGCTGCTCGATTTTATCGGCAAGCTCACCCTCAATACCTTCGAGTGTGTCCGCCATTGCTTCCGGGTCGATGTCGGCATCCATCAGCCTGGCGTAGTCGCTGGCGACCTCATACAGTTTGCTCATTGGCGGCCTCCAGTTTGACTTTGCATTCTGCGTAGACTGCCTGGACGTTTTGCTGCAACTTCATGCCGGCCGTCAGCTTGTACGCCTCAGCAAATTTCCGCTTCAGGTCGTCCATAGTTTCTGCCTGCGCCATCTCATCACAAAGGTCGCTGGCTTTATCGATAACCTCCTGCTGGCGCTTGCGCTCGTCTTCCCTGATTTGCTCTTCAGAGTGGTATGCCATGACCGGCTCCTGATGCATTCCCTCATCATCGTTAAGCAGGTGAATCGCGTTATCCAGGCGCTGTGCTTTAGGCCAGTACTTGCCGGCGCGCTTAACGATTGTCTTGCGCGCCATCTCTTCCCAGAAGTTCTTCCATGGCCCGTTCTTGGCTTTGCTGGTAGCTTCCACTGCTTTGATTTCCGCCAGGCTCATCTCTTCCGTGAGGTAATCGCCATCAGGCGTTTTAACGGTACAGTAACCACCGACCACTTCGCCGCGGTCGCCGAACGCGTTGTATTTGTGTGTTGGCGCTTTATCCAGTCCATTGGATTCGTATGTGTCGTTGGCGCATACCAGCTTGCACTGACCCCATTTAATTGAGCCGGACGACTGAGCCAGATGAAGCAGACCCATGTAGCTGATATCGAGACATACCATTCCGTCACGCGGCACCAGGTACGCCAGCTTGCTCGCCGGGTTCAGCGTGATGCCGATTGCCGCAACGTTGATGATGGCGTTCTGTGCGCTGATAGGGTTGTTGATTGCCGTCTTTGCAAGAAAGTCATTCTTCTGAAAGAGCTGAATCGCAAACTGGCTTTCCTTAGCCCATGTGACCGTCTGGTCGGTCATAGCGCCGCAAAAAAACGGTTCCTGCTGCTTAACGAAACTGACGATATCGAATGACATTACGCTGCCTCCCTGTGTGAATGCCGCGCTTTGAAGATGCCGATGGCGTACTCGGCGGTAACGCGCTCGGTCAGCGCATCAATCCACCAACCTTCAGAGGCGTTCTGAAACGCGATGCTGTGGCCTTCGAGGTAACTGATGGCGTCACCGGTATGCTCATCTGCATCCATGGCTTCCAGCGCTGAAATAAACGGGTTGGCTTTCTTTGCCAGGCGTTCGACTTCATCGCTGATACGCTGGTTATCCGTTGCGTCCAGTGCGGCGATAATCTGCTCGATTTCTTTGACGTCGTTCAGGGTCAGTCTCATTGCTTCTGCTCCTGTGGTTTCGGTTGTTGTTTCATCAAATCTTTCATCAGGCGGATAAAGGCATCATCCGACCATTCGCGAACTGGAGTTGTCATTGCGGCCTCCTGTACCAGGGCATGCTCACTGCTTGCTTCATCTGCTGATTGGCCTGTAGCCACATCCCGGCATCACCTAAGAAGCGCGCGATAACAGCCTTGCTCTGCGCGGCCATAAGGGCCTGATGGTTTACTGTTTGATTGCCGTACATGTCAGCTCCTTAAGCGTTTTGCAGATACCGCGCATGCGACGGGTGATGAGGTCGAGTAGCGATTCATTGAGTTGAGCGGCACCCAAGACGGCACCGCCCGCGATAGCAAATGTCATCGTGGGATTCCTTATGTTTGAATGATTGGCATAGCGAAAACGCCTCGAATGAAGCGCTGTTGATATGCAGGCGAAAAAAAGCCCTCCGGAGAGGGCGAACAACTTCAGGGGATAATGAGGGTTTCTCCAATAACCAGAACAGGTCTTCGTCTCCTGTAGTGGTTATGATGCGGATTGCATCAGATAACCGACTCCATGAATCGGCTATCGGCTGTTATTCAACCACTGGCACTTTGCGCCATCCTTTCATGAACACGATTAGCCCTTTCTTCCTGAGAGCCTGTAGACGCCGGTCAAGAACGCGGGTAGGGTCGCCATCTTTTCCAGCCAACTCGATGCAGGCTTTACGCACATCCTTCTGGTCTCTATCAACGCCGTAGTAAATATCCGAAAAGGTCTTCGGTGCTGCTCCGATTGAGTTCAAAATCAATGCGTCCAGTTCGCTGTATTTATCCATTCACTCTTCCTCGCCGATGGCTTTAGCTTGTGACGCTTCATCATCAATGTCGTAAATGTCGTGATAGCATTCGTGGCACAGCTCTTCATTACCATCGCCACTGTAAACGGCAACCGCAGCAATCCCTTTGCCGCATACGTCGCATTCGACTTCATCATCCATATCTCACCTCAGATAAGTGTCTTGCTGCCAAAAAGAATGCCCTCCGGAGAGGGCGGCTTTGATTCGTCTCTAGCCACATAACCTGGAGTCATGCGCACTCTGTCCATTAAAGGACTGTAGCCGGGCTAACTTATCTGCCATCGTATTGGGGATGGTCAGAAACGTTCCTGCATCGCGCCAAAGCCATAACGCTAGCAGTAGAGACAGGATATAAAGTTGCTGCATTAGATCTCCTGTCTTTGAAAACTAAATTAACGGAATTGATTTGCCTTTAACCTTTTGACGTCCGACACAGGTCACACCCATTTCATTGCGCGGCGCGCTGTACCATTTGCGGTTTGTTTTCTGTTGCGTTACTTCCGGCTCCTGGTAATCGCGGAGAGCTACGAGCGAAGTGGCTCGGTCTGCTCTGACGCAACCAGAGAGCTAATTTTCAGCAATAAAAAACCCGCCGAAGCGGGTTCATCTTTTCTTTCCTAGTGATGGCAATCCACCTGAGTAATCAGGACCTGAAGACCAGTAAGGCTGACAAAGAATTGAGCTTTTTGTTGCCCTCACTGGTTTCGTAGCGAACGGCACTTTCTCTCTTTTGGCGTCACGGATAATTTTAAGCTCTTTCTCTGATGCTTTAGGGTGGTAATCATTAATATGTTTCCACGCTGCCCTTGCATTAAACTTTTTACCGCACAGAGGACAAAAGCATGTATCTGGAGAGAAATACGCTGGCATACTTACCTCGCTGTGACATTTTTTGAGTTACGGTATCCCGCAGAGTACAACGCAACATTAGGCAGGCAAACAGAGCCCTGGTACTGGCGTGTAATAGTTGTGATCGCCACCACCTCTGCTCTCATAGACACCTTGCGTTTGCATTGCAGTTCAACCTTGCTAGGTGTTGGGCGATGCATTACTTCGCTGCTGATGCTGTCAGCGCTTTGCATATGCGCCCTGCGCTCACGACGACGAGCGGCGGATGAACCTTTGAACTCTGTTCTGCGTGACATAGTGACCTCCTGGTGATCTTTGGTGGTGAACGCAGCCGGGCGACTAACTCCGGTCGCGTACTCATTGCCAAGCGCCTCCGCCGAGAAGGTTAGCTTCTGCGTTCACCCCAAAGTTCACTTTGGTCGTTAGGCTTTTCAGCCTCGTAGTCGATTCATTCGACGTTGTAGAAAGAGCGATACCAATCTGTTCCGTTTGGCTACCAGCGTCCTGCTGATGGGTTTAATTTAGCGTTATGCTAAATAACTTGCAATAGCAAAATGCTAAATAATCAGTGTTTGCACTTTAGCGCTTTGATTAAAAAAGGAATTTATTTTTCAATCTGCACGTGGCGGACACAAAAATAGCAAGAGGCGGGCTTGATTATGGGCGAAAGGAAATCGTTATTCGGGGGTCTGGAGGTGGTGACCGTGTGGTGGTCGAGAGGATGGGGTTTGAATAACTTAATATTTAAATCATATGGTTACATTGGTTGGCGGGCGATGACCGTGGGGATGGTGGGCAATAAAAAACCCGGCGCGGTGGCCGGGATTAAGTAATGTGTTTACTCATTCATTTTGCCATGGTTTTAATGGCAGTAATAATTGCTGGCATTGCAGGGATTAGTTGCGCCATCACTACAGCGCCAACAACCCAAAGGATAATGGAGTTTTTAGCATCGCTAACATCAGATTTCGTAGCATAATTTGAGCGCATTACCGCAATGTCAGTCTTCATTTGCTGAGCATCTTTTTCAAGATCTTTCACTCTCTGAAGCATATCATCACCTCCGCCGCCTCCACCATTGCCATGAACAGGATTGTGGGGTAGCAAATCGTCATAATCAACGGGTAGTCCATTTTTTATATTAACAGGTTGCGCCATTGCTTTAGCTCTTTTTTGTCATGGATGTTGGCAACCAGTTCTTTGCCAAAACAAAAAAACATTCATATGTTTCAATTAGATTTCTATCGCTCGATTCAGCGCCCCCAGAATAAAGCAAGACCTTTATCGTATACAAACCCTCTTCCTTCACGGTCACATCTGAAAGCAAAGTGGTGGAGATTGCGATAAAGTCGTCGCGGCTCGAAACAGCGGTACCCATTAGCTTCGTGTCTATAGCTGGAACAAAATCGGGAATAAGAGATTGTCCATCATAAAAAACATCAACGTCAAAACTGTATGCTCTTTGACTATTGAGGATTAACCCCGCTGTTACATAAAATTTCAAATCGAACGGAAATTCATCAACTTGTAATCCAAGATTTGGGGTAAAAGGTCCGGCATCGCTCATGCCTTCCCTGACAAAGGTGGCATAGGCAAAAGCAATTTTAGGTTTATCGTTAATCATGATCATCAATTCCAATAATTTGCATCAAATGTTTGCTCCATCTACGCGAGGGACATCATCCTGATCAACGTACCTGGTATGCTTCACGATGGCTGAAACGTAGTGCATCTTCTCGACCAGCTCTGGGCTAAGAGTTATTGGACGATGGTCACTGTTAACGCTCGTAAATTGGAAATCACCGTCACGGGTTTTGTTCATTATCTTAATCATGTTGTGACCGTCTTTGGTCCTTACGAAAACCTCGTCACCAATGTGGACGCAGGTGTTCGGCTCAATCACAACATACTCGCCGGACTGAATGCGGGGCCACATACTATCCCCTTTAACCTTGAGTCCGTATGCATCCTTGTCCCCACTGTAAATTCGCAACCATCCTGCGCGAAACTCAATCATATCCACTGATCCATCAACCCCTAAGATGGCTTCGCCTACCACCGGAACATAACCGCTTCGGATAGAACCAGCAAATTCAATCTCATCGCTATGGGTTGTATGGCCCTGAACGGCATCCATCCAGCCATTCGGCAGATTCATCGCGCTCTCAATTTTACGAGCCATTCTATCGCCAACGTTGCGAACTCCTTTGAGCATTTGGCTTAGCTGGGCCGGACTGATGCCACACAGCTCCGCGAAACTCGCCTTTGTGGAACCGGCGTTTTTCAGATGCTCATCGATAAGGTTTTCAAGGTTGGACTTGCGGATTTCTTTATTTTCCATCCCCAGATTTTCACACCGTTTAGCAATGCGATAAATATGCAAATTGCTAAATATGCATTGCGTAATATTTAGCATAACGCTAAACTAGCTTTAGCAGTAACCAACAGGAGAAGCATATGAGTAATGAACTGCTCCGCTGGCGGAAAGAGGCAACTACCGACGAATGGTGCCGCCTTGCTTCGTTAGCAAAGACTTCCGTTGGCTACCTCGATCAAATCGCTTATGGATTTCGCCGAGCCTCGTCAGAAAAGGCCTATGCAATCGAGGAAGCTACTAAGAAGTTTTCCCAGCACGCACCAGTAACAAAAGAAAACCTGGTTTTTGCTCCTAAGAGGGCAACAGCCGCATAAGCAGTACCCGCTCTTTTCAAAATGGACATAAGTCCTACGTCGCTGCAAAGCGAGTATTAATTCAAACAAATGGCAATGCATTGGTTTGCATAGCCACGTTTAACTATTCAACAAAGGAAGAATACCGAATGGAACTTACAAGCACACGCAAGAGAGCCAACGCAATTACCAGCAACATTTTCAACCGCATCGCTATTCGCGGTCAGCGAAATATCGCATCGCAGCTGGGCGTTGATGAGTCGCAAATTACCCGCTGGAAATCCAGCATGATCCCGAAGATGTCGATGCTGTTGGCAATTCTGGAATGGGGAGTTGAAGACGAGGAATTATCGAATCTTGCAAAGCAGGTAGCACTGCTTCTTACAAAAGATAAAGCCCCTAAGAACGGTGAATTCTTAGAGGCTTAAGCACACTGTGTTACGCCAAGTAACAGGAGTAATTATGGAATTTACAGAAGAAAAAGTAAAGCTATCGCAACACAAGCAACGGATTCTTGATGAGGCCATGGAAATTGATATGGATCCTCTGAGGCACTTGAATTTGCCAGAAGATTACCGTCATCAAGGCTGGGTTTATGCCCTAACAAATCCAGTTATGCCTGGTCTTTTTAAGATAGGTATGACCACTTCTGAGCCAGAAGTTAGAGCAAAGGAAATTTCTCAAGGGACTGGCATTCCAATGCCATTTGAAGTGGCTAAAGCCTATTACAGCGACAATCCGAGAGAAGATGAGGCCGAAATTCACCTGTATCTAAATGATTTTCGCGTAAGCCAAAACAGAGAGTTTTTTAAGTGTGACCTCGAAACATTAGAAGAGGCAGCATCTGCATGTGGACTGGATGAGAGAGGTTCATCTGTAGAAACTCTCGCTGATAAATATGACGTCTTTTGCTTTGACAAAAGAAACAAGCTTGATTTAGTCGAATTGTTCCAAGAGTTGGGAATAGAAGTATTTGGTGATCCTGTTGCCACAGCGGAAGCAATGATTCGACTGTCAACAAGGTTTATTAAAACCTACTCGCTCAACGGTTCATCCGTCATTTTTCATGAAAACAAAACCAAGCGAATAATCCAAGGGCTAGCTCAGAGCTTTGAAGCCTACCTAAAAGAACATCCAGAGGAGAGAAATAAGCCTGGACTGTTCCATCTGCCAATTTGACCGAGGTAATTATGGCTAGATCAAGAAACATCAAACCAGGCTTCTTCACTAACGATGAACTAGCCGAATGCTCACCTCTCGCCCGGCTTTTGTTTGCCGGGTTATGGACTATAGCCGACAAAGAAGGTCGATTGGATGACCGGCCAAAGAAGGTGAAAGCTCTCGTTCTTCCTTTCGATAATGTCGATTGCGATGAGCTTCTTCAGCAGCTTCATGATCGCAAATTCATTCAACGCTATCAGGTTCAGGATGGCGCATACATTCAGATCACCAACTGGAAAAAACACCAGAACCCTCACTGCAAGGAAGCTCCTAGTGAGATACCTGAATACTGCGAGGCAGATGAAAAACAGGAAGAAGAACAAGTAAAGGAAGATGAAAGCACCATGCAAGTACAGTGCAATAACAGTGCAAATGAATCACAAGTCACTGATAAATATCAAGCACAGTTAGAGCACAGTGCAAGCACGGTGCAAGAACCAGTGGAGAACAATTTAAATCCTGCTGATTCCTTTAACCTGATTCCTGATTCCCTCATTCTGATTCCTGATTCCGTAGTTAACACCCAAGCCGCTGACGCGACTTGTTCCGAAGATGGCAATGTTCACCAGATGGCTAGTCGTTACGCCTTCGAGGGAAATGTTATTCGACTGAACCAGAAGGACTTCGATTCCTGGAAGGCGCTTTTCAAAAATATTGACCTGGCAGCAGAGTTGACTCGCCTGGATCTGGAATTCACGCATGAGAAGCCGAAAAACTGGTTTAGTACTGCCAGTGCCAAGCTGAACTACCAGAACAAACATTCTCCAGGCCGACCAATTCAGAGAGCGGCTGTCAACCAATCACACTGGAACGACAAAGACGAGTGGGAGGAAAACTTCCTATGAAAAACCTTGTCCAGGCGATAAACAATCGCGACAGCAACGCTCTGGCTCGCCTTGCTGAAAATCACCAGGAGCCAGAACGCGGCGTGAATTTCGAAGCCGAGAAGCTAGTCGACATACTGTTCGATAACCTGAAGCAACTTTTCCCGGCATCTGTCAGCACCGTCCTGAAAGACCCGCGCGACGAGGCCGCTGCTAAGCGTCAGTGGATTGCAGCTTTTGCAGAGAACAAAATCCAAAACAAAGCACAGCTTAAAGCCGGCATGCAACGTGCCCGCGCCAGTGAGTCCCCTTTCTGGCCTTCTCCAGGGCAATTCATAGCCTGGTGCAAAGACGCGGAATTCAGGGGTAGCGGACTACCAGATACGACAGAGCTTTTCGAAATGGTAATGCAGTACTGCGCGAAAAAATGTCAGTACGCCACACCTGAAGAGTACCCATGGAAAAGCAACGCCTGCTACTGGATGGTAACGAAGCTTTACGACCTTATGCGCTCATTCAACCTTACCGAGCCTGAACTCCGGAAGCGGTGTTCTGAAGAGCTTCGAAAGATGTCTGTTCGTATCGAGTCAGGTGAGCAAATCCCCGCGCCTGTAGTTCAGATCCCCAAACTTCACATCCCCCTTAGCAATGAGAAAGGCCTGGCAAAAATCGCCGAGTTAAGGGCTAAGCACAAGTTCCGGAGGCACTGATATGGATATGGAACGAATCCGTTTCGAAGAGCTTTTCTCAAGTATCTTCAGGTCTAAATATGACCTGTCCAGAACAGCTATCGGCTACCTGAACCCGTTTGTTAATAGCTGTTTTTTCTTTTGGCAGGAAGGTCGAGGTGTCGAGTGAAGAGGAAATTCAATAGCGACTCAATAGTTTCATGCGTTGCCCTGAATCCAGGCTGTCTTTCGTCTTTGGTCGTTAAGAGCACAGGGATTGAGCGGGGTTCGGTTATTTCAGCACTCAACAGACTGACGAAGGATGGAACGCTTCGCAGGAAAAGCGCAGCCAAGGGATTTATCTATTTTGTTGGCGAGTCTGCGAGTGGGCGGGTGAAGGAAAGCAAACGCGGCAAGCAATCACCCAAATTGACAGGCGCTTTCGGGTGCGCAAACCCCTTAACTCAAATGTTCAACAGGTGCCTAATGGAGGCCAGATCATGCCAGTGATTAAGAGACAGCGAGAGGTCTATTTCGCGCCGACACGAGGGCGTTGTTACCTGACATTAAGGGGCGCAATTAATGCTGAAGCGCGGGCAATAATCTTTTCAAGATACCCATCAACCGGCTCGGTATTCAGTGACGGCATGCTTATCGAGGACCCATGGAGCATTACCACTGATGATCCGGAACGCTATCAGAAAATGTACCGCCGACTGAAAAGGCTTATCGCCAAATCCGTAGTCAGTCATTCGCCAGCCGAACATCACAAGGATTAACCATGAGCACTATTAGCAATGAGCTGGTAAAAGACCTTCGAATGGCATTCGCAGTCTGGCAGCAAGATTACGATCCAGTAGAAGACAAAGAACAGTACGACATGTTTGGCCTCGGCGTTGTGGCGATGGATGAGCTTCTGGCTCTGCGCAAAGAGCGGGAGCGGGCGGAGCCGGTGGCTTGGTTGGTTTGCGGCAGCAAAACCTTTAGAGACAGAACGGCTTCAACGCGAGAAGTGGCAGAGCAGGCCGTAAAAGACCGGAAGGATGGCTCCACCATTAAGCCGCTCTACACCGCACCGCCCGCGCCCAGCATTGCTGATGACTCTCTGCCATATGACCCACAGATTGCTGAATATGAGCAAATGATGGAAGCAGAGCAGGCTCAAGCCGACACCACATCGCAGCAGTTCGAATCGCTGGCAGGTAAGGCAGTGAGTGGCTGGATTCCATGCAGCGAGCGGATGCCTGAAGAGATGGTTGATGTGCTTGTTACAGATGGGGAAGAAGTTAAGGGTATGTGGTGGAATGGCAGGGGGTGGGACTCATGGGATGATCGTTATGCGCTTGACAGTGACGACGTTACTCACTGGCAACCGCTCCCCGAGCCGCCATGCAAATAACTCTCGACGACATAGACACCATCGCCAGATACATCGGCACCCCTCGCTTCATCGACATCGAAATACTCACCAAACGATATCTCTTTACCAGCCAGCTGATAATGCTTCAGGCAATCAGTAAGGCGAGGTATTGAGCGGAGCAATCCCATGAAAACGATACGAGCCAAAATTCTCGCCATCATGCAGGCAGGGAAGGTTATGACCACGACAGAAATAGCTGACCGGACAGGAAATACGATTGAGGCTGTGCGCAGCGTACTTAATCGCATGAAGCGCGACGGAGAGCTTACCGGAACAAGTCAGAACCCCAAGCGCTGGCGCCTGGTCGACTCTGTTAACCACAGAGCCGAGCTTATCGCCTGCGTAAAAGAACATGGAGCCGTTACGGCGATTCAGGCCAGCGAAATCACCGGGCTATCTCCTGTGTACTGCATCAACACCATGCGGGTGCTGGAGATGAACGGTGAACTAACACGGAAATCGGTTCGCGCATTGTTATCAGATGGCCGCAAGACGCGGTGCTACGAGTATTACCCGGCACCTGAACGTAAGCCGATTAGCCAGTGCGCGCAGATAAGTCCGTTTGCAAAACTAATCACCTCACGAATCGGAGCCTGACATGAGCGTCCTGATGACTGGATTTACCGGCGCAATGTTTCTTATTGGCGCTATCGCAATGCGAGATGGACTGATGTTCACCAACGCCTGCGTATTCATTTGCTGTTCGTTGTTGCTGGCTAAAGAGGAGAGGTGTCGTGGATAAGAGCAGAGAGCAGTTTGACCAATGGCTGAAACAGCAAGGTTTGAAGCCGGTAGCATGGATTAAGGATGAATACTGGAAGGTATGGAAGGCATCCCGCGCAGCGGTGGAGATTGAGTTGCCGCCAACAACAGAAGTCCACCCGCTTGGCCCGAGTGCGGCGAAAGTGTTTTGTGAACTGCATAAAAACACAGTCGCAGAGTGTGCTAAAGCCATCCGCGCCGCCGGTCTCAAGGTTAAGGGGGATTGATGACTAAGGAAGAGCAAACAAAGTTCATTATGAACCTGTGCGATCAAATGAGAAGCCGGCAAATCCCTGACCTGATGGAGTTGTGGCGGAAAACTGAGGAAGGATATCGTCGACAGCTAAGCCAGTCTGGATATTCAAATTGCACATCAGCATACAGAACAGGATATAGCCTATACACATATTGAGGCGCATCATGAGGAAACAAACGTTTGAAATCCGCACCCCGCTAGTCCAGCAAAACGCCATCCGCACCATCCAGCAGCTTTACCCCGACCCGGAAAGACCTCTCATCGTGACCATTCAGGAAAAGACGCGCTCAGTAGAGCAGAACAAACGTCTTTGGGCCACGTTGCGC